TGAGGCCCATTAGAACCCGTAGAACTAACTTTGGCGTTGTACTTGGGGCATCGATATCCTGATGTGACTGTCAGCGGCTCACCGACCGCATCGCGTATCTGATCCATGAGGTCAAGAAAGGATGGCGACATCCCTTTAGCTTTACAACAACTGCAAGCAAGCATCTTGTCTGAATCGTAGGAAAAATATCGACTCATTTTGATTTTCTGGGCTTAATCATTTTAGCTAGAGTTAGATAGTAGCTCTGGAGTCTTTCGTAATCTTTGATAAATTCGATGATAACAGAGATTCTTGCATCGCATGGTCTTTTGTAAACTCTATGTTTAACTTGATATAGCCATTGTTCCTGAAACCCAAGTGCTTTACAAATGCTTCTAGGCGATAAGGTACTTCTATCAACATAGTAATCCAGGTCATCCATACGTTTTGCATGATATTCAATGCTAAGTTGTTTAGCTGGTGGAGGACGCTTTTTTGTTGATTTTCTTTTTGATTTCCGTCTTATCGTCATCTACTGGCTCTGATATGCCTTCCATACCATTTTCTGTTTTCCATACCTTGATGCGTTTCTTTTCATCAGATTCAGACTCATCTACGGGTTCAGAGATGCCTTCCATTCCACCATCAGCAGTAGCCCAGATACGGACACGCTTTTTAACGGCTTTTTGGATATTAACCACTTTACCGTCATCGTCCAAATCCATGCCTTTCTGCATAGTCTCAAGCCGCATTTCCATCTGCTTCTGATCTTTCTCAGCAAGGATTTCATTTTGACTGAGCGTAACCTTAATATTAAGGTCTTTTTCCTTCAACCTCAATTCTTCATCCTTCTGGTCAAGCTCTCTGAGTTTGTTCTCTTGCTCTTTGATGGCTTTTTCAGTTTCAACAACCGTAGAACGGCGTATCTGCTCTGCTTTTGTATCTGTTAGCTTTGTTTCTGATTGCAGTTTTACAATGCTTTGCTGCATCTGCATGATTTCTTTTTCAACCCGCATACGCTCTGTATCGGCTCTGGACTTCTCTATCTGGAGTTTAGCCGCATCGTTCTGAGCGTTCTGTTGGTCAACCGCAACCTTCTGCTGCTGGATTGGGTCTGGTTCTGGATTCAATGCTTTTTGGAGCATCTGGTCAGCCGTTTTAATCATTTCTTCACGATTTGACGTACTGGTATGCTCGTATATGCTTCTCATCAGCATCCAGTAACCCACAGTATTTCCCTGTGTGGTTGAGAGCAGACTGGCTAATTGCTGCATTTCCAGCTCTCTTGCCATAATCCCTAGAGTAGAATTGACAATAAATTTGGGGTCTGTGGGTGGATAAGAGTCAGGGTCAAACTGCATCATTCGCCAGGCAGACTTCTTAATCAAAGGCTTGGTAAAAGTAGCTTCTATATTGGCTAGCGTTCTCTTGGAGCGTTTGATTGCTCCTGCTTGCATGATGGACATTCCACCAAGGGTGTTATTCCTTTGACTGCTGGCGATTGGGGTCGCGGAGTCCATCGCGCCGGTAGCCATTTGAATCATCCTTTCTAAATCTCTCTTGCCAGGTCTTACAGATAGATCACCTCCACGGGGTAGCATGGTAGCGTCAACCGCCATCATCGGATGAATCGCAAGACTCATTGCGTCTATCCGTCCTCTCAACTCGGCATCCAGTGCTTTTTGTGGGTTGTAACCTTTCTCAGCTACACCTCTACCCCAGAAACGATTGGGTACAGTATCGTGCTGATAGGCGACAAAACACCTGTCCTTCATAACATAAGGGTTTCTTACGGCTTTGAGTAATTCACCGTCATTGGCTATGGTGATAATAGCCTCAACCAGAATCTCATCTTCATCCATCTCGCCTTCAGAATTAGTTTCGAAAAAGGCTTCTAACTCGTCTTCTTCCTTGTCAACTCCATCCAAAAGGATTTCTGGGACTAATCCATGATACTCGGTGACTTTAACCTGATTATCACTGCTAGTGCGTATCTCGCCCTTCTCAGAGCTGTCAAAATCATCGTAAAACGTACCTAGTTTAACATTCCGGTAAATACCGGATTGCATCTTCATGGTAACGGAGTGTCGCGGGACTAATAGACTGTGGGCGCATCCAAGACCGTCATCAATGGTTCTGGCAGCAGGGTCTATGGCAAACTCTCTGGGTTCTACGGCAGTCAGTTTGACTTTAACCTTATCTTTGACATTCGGCATGATGTCGGCATAACCATCCATCGTACCTACACCAAACTCATACACTTCAATTTCTTCAATGGATATCTTTCCAATACCCGTACCGTAGATACATCCGTTTAAGATAATCTCTGAGAATGCTCTTGGATAACCAAATTCATTCAAATCTTCCATGAGTTTATTTCTAAACAGGATTAGGTCACTTTTCTCAATGTCTTCTACGTCATCAGTGATATCAAACCACTTCCCTTTACCAAAGATGGCTTCTTCAATTTCAGCGGCTGAGACTTCGATGGCTTGTGCTGTGGCGGGAGATATTAACCTCGACCGCTCGGATTCCCTGGACTTGTCTTTTCCCATCCAGACACCGCGCCAGATACGGTAGTATTCTTCCCACCGTTGCTCAAAGTTGTTATCACGGTAATCTTCCCATTCTTTTACATGAGACATTACCCAACTGACTAGCTGACCCTCAACTGAGTTGACTTCTTTATCCTCAGAATCAGGATCGTAGATTATACCGATTGCCATAACTTAATAACCTGCCAACATATCTAAAGGTTCGTATTCGTTTTGTATCATCGTTTCACTGTAATATGGGACTTTTGACAACTGATCGATATAACTCAGAGAATCCACCAGGTCATCATGTGCCATCGCATTTGGAAAATCAAGCAGTTGCGCTTCAAGTGCTTTGAGGTATTTAGCATCCTTTTTGAAGAATATACGCCCATTTTCGAATCTACCCTGTAATGCCCACAGGATTCTGTCGGTCTTCTTCTGATTACCGTGAGTAAGATTGTGTAATTTAGGGAAGATGCTCAAACGCTTCATCTGGTCTTCAAGGTACGGCCTCATGGCCTTTTCCAGTGTACCACCCTCTATTCCTGCCATAACGGGTTTCCACTTCTGACACGCCCTTATAAATTGGAGGCTAGCCTCTCTTATCCCCCATCGTCCGTGAACAACGTCATGGATAAACCATCCCCAATCACCTGTTTCTACTATAGCGATAGAGTGTTCGTCGAGTTTCTTGAGTACGGAGTTCATTTTGCCTTTTTGTTCAGTAAAGCCAGCAGGATCCATTGCAACGTAGATATTCCCTCTTTCTGGAGGTGCATCCATGTATATCCACTCTGCGGAGTTAAAACTACCACCACCAGAGGCTTCAAAGCTCGCTTCTAATTCTTGTCGGTATGTCTGTGCTGACATACGCTTTTTCATCTTATCGACGACTTTCTGAGGTATAAAAGGATTATCAGTAGAGATAAACTGGAATGCCTCCCAATCCTCGTCCTGACCGCTATCAGCGAATTTCCAGAGTTCGTAAAAGTGATTCTTGCCTTTAGGAGTACCAATAAAAAAAGCATCGCCATCTACCTCTAGCAGCATTGGCTGGACGATTTCCTCCCATGTTTCGGGCTTCATATCAGCAAATTCATCAAGAACAACATAAGATAAACCAGGGCCGCGCAAAGTATCCGGTCTATCAGAACCTTTAATCTTGATTGTTCTGCCGTTTATCATGTTAAGTGTATTTACGTTTTCAAGTGCGCTAGATATAACGTCTTTGCCGATATCTTTCAGCAACTTCCACATAATGTCCTTCCCCTGAACAAATGTTGGAGCGATATACCAAACTTCCTTTAGCCTAACATCAAACCCACCCTCGTTAGTGTCTTGAAGGGCATGAATCAATAGGTTAACAGCAGCAAGGTAGCTCTTGCCACCTCGTCTACCCGCTGCAACTACCTTATTCTTGGCGCTGCTGAGAAAGACCTCCTTTTGCTTATCGTGGAGGTCAAAATTGAGTTCCACTAGCCTTTGCGTCTAACAGACTTCAAATTCAAGCTTTCGCT